CCAGTGCCAGACACTGCTATAGAGCGAGACTCAGCCGTGCTAGCTCCTGTTCGCGTTATTAGTCCATTAGCTGATAGCCCAGAAATCGCAGTTAATTCGGCATCTAATGGCTGTCTACCAGACAGCCCTGTTTGAACAAATGCCGTCGTTGCCAATTGAGTTGTATTTGTCCCAGCTGTTGCCGTTGGTGCTGTGGGCACACCAGAGAAACCGGGTGACACTAATGGGGCTTTGGTTATTAGTTCATCATTAAGAGATTTAAAGTTCCCATCGATCTCCTGAGAGGTCAGGGTTGCATTTTTTGTCGTAGTGCCGGCTGGAGCCTGCTGTATTGCTTGACGATATGTTAAATTTGCCATTACTAATCCTTAAGCAGTTCTTTGCCAGAAATACACCGCAAGGTACGGCATCCGGTTTTCGTGGGCGCCGTCGCCGCCTTGAGCGGCGATGCTATGTGTATGATCAACACTAACACCACCGGTGGTAAAGGTGTGGGTATGGGCGCCTGCGCTGGAAGTTGTACCATCAGCACCTAGTGGTATGTTGATGCCGGGTGTACCGCCGCCACCGGAATACTGAAAATGGCCCCCGTCACTCAATGGTGTTGAATGTGTGTGGGTCCCATCTGATGCAGTCGTACCGCTGTGGGTATGGTTCGTGCTTTGACCGCCGGTCGCTCCACCATGATTGTGACTTGGAATCTCGCTTATACTTAATGTGACTCTCGATGATCCACCGGTGTCCCCGGCTGCATAAGTATCACCGCCGAGTGTACCAACACCGATCAGTGTCCTCCCCTGAGCAATTTGTGCCCACGTCCCACCGAGGAAGGTCCCTGGATTAGTGTTCCCAGCTGTGATGTAAATCGCCCCAACCGGGAACATTTTATTTACTAATGCAATACCATCAATTGTTCCAGTGAACGATGTTGTCCCAGAAAACGTTTTATTACCACTAATAGTTTGATTGGTATTCGTATAAACCCCATTTGTTACTGTCGAGGCATTGCCAATAAACCCGCTTGCTGTTACCGATCCAGATACATTAATGGACCCGGCGACACCCAATTTATATTCAGATGAATATACAGCTCCACCCAATTGCAAGTTGTCGGCAATTAGTGAACCGCGCGATGGGTTGAACGCTAGCTTAGTTGTAGAGATATCAAATTGTGTGACTAACCCATTTACGGTTGTTGTCATTAATGGATATTCAAGAACATCCGCTGTAGTATTGATACTATTAAGACCGCCGATTTCCCAAGATGGTGCGGTGCCTGGTCCATTACTTCTTAAGTATCGACCAGGCGCACCCGGAGATAGCATAACCGTGGTGTTTGCTGCACTCTGATATGGAATCGATCCGATGCCACCACCAATGATATTAGTAGCCAAATTAGACGTCGCCGCAGATCCATTTAATGCTGCTGTAATAGTTCCAGCCGAGAAATTGCCATTGGCGTCTCGTTTAACAACTTTATTGGCTGTATTTTCGGCAACGGCGTCTGCAACCTCGATCTTATCTGTATTTAGATTGCTAAAATTTGCATCAACTTCGGCGTTGGTCAACGGAGACCCTTTTGTTGATCTTAAATAAATTGTGGTCATTCTGTTGTTTCCAGATGATTTTTACCGGACTTATCGTTTTGTAATAGCATTTGTACTAGACTCTTTAATTCATTGACCTCGTTCCTAAGAGTATTTATTACAGCTTCTTGATTTTCTAAAATCCGCTGTTGCTCTTGTTTCCTTTGTCGGCGAATCAAATAATTTTCATATTCGCCCTGATTGGTATTAAGAATGGCTCCAGATGTCATATCTCGAACCAAATCAGGGCGATTTTTAATGTTAATGATTTCCATTATGCGCAGGCAATAATTCTTAGATCTTTAATTCTAGGTACAGCGGAGCTGTTTCTAGATTTTAGAACCAGCTTCACTTGAACAATGCTAAAAGATTCAATATCACCGGTTGAATATGAAACATCAGAGAATACATTACTACCATTTTGAACCTTAACAATAGGTTGTTCTGGGTTCAATAAAGTATAGTTTTTGGTATCAAGTGGTGTTCCTCCAGCATTTCCAACACGATAATACAATTCGACGTTAGCCTCTGACGGGATATTCCCAGCAAATCTAATTTTCAAGAAGTTTGATGCATTAGCCAGATTAACTTTCTTGGTAACATATTTGCTATACGTCGTGCTACCGACTGGTGTAATTTCGTCCACAAACATTTCTCGCTGAATTATGGTTACATTACCAACAATTCCAGACGGATTAGTAGTAAACGTAATGGATGAACCATCAGCCGCGACACTTGATACTAAGCCTGTCCATTCACCAGACGTTGATCCAGAAATAGTTAAGTATTTACCAACTATCACAGTTTTGAATGCTGCTCTACTTGAAGCGTTTGAGGCTAACATCGACGTGCTGGAAAATGTTATATCGGTGGCAGCCGTCAAGATTGCATTGTAATCTAGTGAAGCTACGTTGGTAGTTGCTTCGACGGGATCATTAATCTTATTATTGACCAGAATTAGACTAACTCGTTGTGTATCAATGAGTGGTGATACCGAATCATTGGTAGTCGCCATCTGAACTCGGAACGTCGCTGATTTGTTATTACCAAGTAGAGTGGTTTCGTTAATCTGAGAAGCGATCATTCTGGGTGAGTAGAAATAATTGTTCTCGTTTGCTGAAACATCAGTTGATGGTAATAGTTCATATGCGCTTTGAGACGAATCGACTGATCGACCTGACGCGGATACTAGACTAAATGTAGAAGTAGTTTCTGGGAATGTCTGCATCTGAATCAATGGTTTCACGCAATCGAACTGAATATTTCTAGTTGCCCGAATTGTGATACCCCCGCCATATCCAGTGATGTTTGGGGCCGTCGAAACCGTAATGCAATATGAATCCAAATCGACGTCACTAATGATATGTGTCGTATAAATTTGAGCAGCTGGAATACCATTAATGGCAGTACTTAATAGACCAGAATCAGAATTTGTAATCTGAACCCTGGAACCAACCGGCATTCCATGATCGCGATGCCAAACACGAACCTTTGTTACACCGGATCGTGTTTCAAATGGGTCTTTTTCAAGAGTATCATACGAAACAACAGTATTGACAAACTCAACGTTAGCAACTGTATTAGTTTGGAACTTGGCTCGATATAGAGTAAATTTCAGATCTTGAGTCTGATCGGCTGTCCACGTTGATGCGTTCTGTGACTTGAATAGAACACCAGCGTATGGCTGTTCAGAGATGGTTCGAGAAGTCCCAGGAACTACATCACCGAGCTGAGATACCCAAACGCGATATTCATTTGAGTCAGATAGTAATACGATTGCATATTCCTGATTATCCTGAACATATACGGGACTTGGGAATTCAAACGTTGTTGGCGCGTCATATGATGGGACGGTTCCACCATTAACTGATACTGTATTATTAGAAATATTTACCTGATTTGGTTTTAGAGTTACCTTTGAAAATGGTAGAATATTTTTACCGGGATACCCGTTAACAACTTCACGAATTTCAATTGTCACTGGCATATTCTTATCTTTTGACGCAAAGAATACGTCAACTTTACTTAAGAAAGCTCCGCCCGGCTGTTGAACTAGGAATGTCTGAGCCAATGGGTCATACCAACCAGTATCTCGAACAACGCGACTTGACGTTTGAACAATGACGCGGTTATCGCGGACAACTTCGTCGACCAGAATGGCATTTCTCACAGCATTTACTGTCTGCTGCTTAGTTTCCAAAATACCACTAGCTGTATACGTTGTTCTACCACGGGAAGTGAAATCACCATCGATTTCGGCAACATCGACTAATTTGAATTCACGTGTACCAGTTCTAAACTTTACCGCACTGTTGTTAGGGATATTGAACAGAAGCTGAATATCACCGCTACTATTACTCTTCAAAGCGCCGCCAGCTGATGCTAAAGTGACACTATTCACTGTGCCAGTGGCGACGATAGAATCTTCCGCGATATTTGATCCGACGATTTGCTCACCAGCACTAAATGTACCCTTAATGTTAACGACAAATAAATTATGAGCATTAGTTTCTGTGTCATGTTGTTGACCGACGACGATCGCTGTAGCATTAGACGTCTGACCGGTAATGATGTCGCCCTTATTTAGACACATTTGTGCATCACCATTAATCATTCGCGCGGCTTGTGTCGCAGATCCACCAACGTTCAGAGAATCATTGAATTCTCCGGCGATTGGTGTATACCTAATGACACTAGCAGGAGTGCAATATTTGCTAATATCAACTTCGTCGAAGAATGGGTAAAATCTAGTATTTGGTTTAAGACCTTTAACTTGAACCAAAATATTGCGTGATCTGATAAACGGGATAATCGATGATGATACAACTCGATCACCAACAACCTGTCTATCGATGCTGGTCGCAATTGAGGTCGTGATACCAGTTCTAGTTTGACCGACTGTAGTGGCCGTGGTTTCGGTTGTAACATCTCTAATACCTGACCCACGCTGTCGTTGGGTAGACAGGGCAGACACAGACTGACCAGTCCAACTATTTTCCCACGAATTCCAGACCGTACCCAGAACACCAGATTCCTCTGCTAGACGACTAATGATATCAAAATTACCATTTACGTTATTAACAACATCGGGTAATCTTTTGGTTTCAAACCAGTTGTCGCTGGCTGGATTTAGTTCAACGTTGCCAATAAACGTAAATACCGCAAATGGGTTGATATTTTCTAGTCTAGATGCATAGGGTTGAGTTACCAATGGGATATGATCGATTACCGGTAGGGTGATCACGTCACCATAGAGTTTGTAGTTATTAGAACTTCTATTGGAGGTAGTGGAATTTTTCTCAATTAAGTCAACGCTGTCTTGAGAAAAGAATGGCCGAAGTTCACCGCTATCAACATCGATCGAGCATAGATAATCGGCGGAATTGATATCACCGGTATTGTGTCCAGTAAATCCGTCAACTATAAATCCATTCTTGAATCGGCTATCGCCATTGTTATCAATAACATCAAGTGACTCGGTTTGCTGCTCCAGCAATGATAGAGATGTGTAATATTCTAGATTATCAATACGCTTTTCCAATTTACCAATATCGCGCATGGTGTAGCGTTTATTGTCAACCATTTCCGCAAAAACGCTAGAAATGGTCGTGTCTAGTGTATATGGTTGCAGAGTTAGATTATAGAGAACCATTCCAATTGATGGATCTTCGGCATCACTTGGATTTAGAGACGCCACACCATCGATGACAAAGAAATCCCCAGCAAATGAAATTGCAATCTTTGATTTTCTTGCAAGATAATAACGATAATCCGCTCTAACGTCTAGCCCGCGCTTTGGTACCAGGGTCATTGAGGCCCCAGCATTTGTAAAATTAGAACCGTTATCGGAAATTCTTGGTCTAAAATCAATACAATCTCTTAATGAAATACCATTATAACTAGGGATATCTTTATAGCTTATGGACGTAGTGTTCGACGTGTCGGTAGTGTAATCACCATATGAGTCAACTGTAAAATAATCTCCATCAGTGTGATTAAAATAGTTGAATCTAATTTCTATTGGAGCCGTCGGTGGGGTAAATGATGACTTTAATTTGATACGACCAATATCGTAATGAGTATCGCGCTGACCATCATCGAATTCATATCGTTCGGTAATATCAATGGAATAATTTGGACCGGGTGATGCAAAAGTACCGGTCTTCATTTTGACCGAGAATAGTTTATAACAATCGGCCTTACCCAACAGAATTTCGCTGGCGGTAGCATCAGCCACAGTCGTTTTAGTAATGACGGTTTCTGAACTGAGCGTTTTGTCTTTTTCGGTGAGCGTAGACCCACTCTTGTTTACCGTCGCGATTACGACAATGCTCTTTGAGGCATATGTATCGGGCAAAGTAAACACGACGTTGCCGCTGTTAACAACGACACTAGATGGTAGAATGATTGTGCCCCCGGTGCCTGGGGTATTATCAACGACAATATAGTTATCAGTTTCAGCCGCCGACGCAAATGTACCATTAGTTGTTGATAGTGTCAATGTGCACGACCCACCGGCCGCGGCTGATGACGTTCCGGTGTATCTTTCATAAACGGTATACGTCGTATCATTGGTATTCAGAGCACTACGAACGGTCTTAATAGCGGCGTAAGGAAACTTAAATACCAGTGATAGATTTTCCGGCTCACGAACAGTTGTACTAAGTCTAGATACGGTTGCCCCAGTTACGGTTACTGAGGTGTCGACCGTAATAGAATTTTGAGATACAATGGTTACAACTCGACGGAAATTCCCTCCGAGTGAAACATAATCCCCAACTTTTAGATCTGTGACGAATGAAGTTCCTGCGCCGGTTACTGTTGTCCCAGCAGCAGTCACCGATCCAATTAAGCGTGTCTGAACTGGTGAGATATTGGCGGTGAATGATGTTCCAACATCGCCCGTTGAGAATACGAATGATTTTACGTCTCGGTTAAAATTAAACCCAGAATTAAGCTTGATGTCAAATAGGCTCAGTTTATAAACAGCAGAAGATGTTCCAATTGTTCCGTTGTCCCATTCAATGAATCTAGCTCTGGCCGTACCAACCGTTGAAGCGCCAGCGGGTGCCGAACCATTGGTCGAAATCAGTCTATTATAAAGAGTGATTGTCGCAAATGAATTAACTGGCGGCAAATTACTCACATTGGTAACCAAAACATAGTTACCAACTGTTGCTGGGATAATCGCGTTATCCACCTGAACGTCGGTTCTAGCCTTATCTACAGCAACATATTCTGTTGAAACTTTTTCTATTTCATAACCCTGAACATATGCCTTACCCGCGGATAGACCTACTGCAAGTTTTGATTCGGAGCCACCCTGTTCTGGAGTATAGATGCCTCTATTATAAACTGGATTTTGATTATATTCCCACTCAACTCCAGTATTACCGGGTCCGTCAAATGACGTTCCACTGGTATGAACTGGTGCAGTATTTAAAGATGTACCATTCTTTTTGGCAACGTAGATTACACCGTTATTTGTAACAATATCACCAATTAGGTATTGAGTGTTAGGTAACCATTGACCGCGATCATTATTACGATGCTCTCGAACATCGGCAATAAATGGTCGAACTGTGTAATTACCCGACTCATCAAAAGTACGTCGAGCTAGGGTCGTTTCTAAAACAGAGTATTCTGTCTTATTCACGATTCGTTGGATTTCACCATTGGTAAGCTTTAGTAATTCAACAAAATTGGAATCTTGAGTTGAATCAAGTGGTAGCTTAGTTAAAGTCAGACCGATATAGTATCGATGTGCCCCTGGGGCCGAAAAGTTATAGCTACCCTGAGCATTGTCTAATAGAGACTGATCGTCTTCTGGGATAATAATTTGCTCATCAATATGGAGACCGATTCTATATGATGGCGTGTTGGTATATTTGTCTAAAATTACGGTTTGAGATTCGACTAATACAAAATGACCATTGACAAAATATACACCACGCTCAATTGCTGCAGCAGAGCCCGTGCCAGTAGCATCAGTCGATCTTACTTGAACAGAATATGCTAGATCTTCTGTCGTCAGAATTTCGCCATCAGTAAACGTCTTTTCTTCGCCATCTGTACCAGAATCAATATATTTTACATATATCGTAGTGGGATCAGACTCTGTTGAAAGGCTATTATTCACCACGATGGCCCTAAGACCGCTAGTTTGACCAATTAGCGTCTTGCCCAAAATCATGTTCAAGTATAAAGAAACTGGCTGAGAGTTATACGTTGATTCGATTTTTACATAGTTGTAGTTTAAATCGTAGCCAACTTGTCCAGGAATAACCATCGCGCCATTTTCAAACGTGTGTTCACCATGACGCTTGATTTGATTCTGTAGGATGGTTTGCAGCTGTGTTAGTTCTCGAGCTTGTACAGCGAGACCCGGTCTAAACAGTATGCGATGAAAACCATTGTTCTCATTGTAGTCATCGTTATATGGCGCAACCGAAAAGTCAATCATTTGATTATCCTAAAAATTTTCAATTAAAACTCTATTACTGTTCGCAGTGTCACGCGCTGCTCTGAGGACGGGACAAACGCAAATTTATTATCAACGAATAGCATGTCACCAGAATATTTATCAACTGTTGGAGGAGTAATAGCCGATACGATAACTGATGACAGACCTAAAGAAAGAATAGACCCAATTGTGATATTAGCATTGTCTAATGATAGTACCAATATGGATTTTTGAGTTCTTGATATTATTTTAAATCTATGGCCATTTGCATCAGTCAAAACGGTGTCATTATCAAATTGTGTCAAATCAGATTGACTACCGACTACCCAACACGGTGTCGCCAATTGTTGTGACAAAGATAACGTCGAATCATACTTATAAAAACCCTTTATGATGCCAACCTGACGATAATCGTTATCTAAAGCAAATCCCTGATTTGTGTCTAAAAAGATATTAGTCGAGAACATCAGAGTTTTGGCATTTAGGGCTTTAATTGCTTGTTTACCAAATCCGCCATAAGGAGATAAAATCGCCCTAGCACTTGCACCAAATCCATTACCAGTAATGATGATTCTGGCGTTTCTATATCCAGAGCCATAATTAGTGACGTTGATTTTAATGATCTTACCGTTATTTATGACAGCCTCAGCGGTGGCACCAGATCCATCCCCATCAATAATAACCGACGCGTTACCATAACCATATCCAGATGAAATGATTGGAATACTGACAATCTGGCCATCGACCGTCAATAATTCAACAGTGGATTGAAGTGAATTGATATCACCGATTGACAAATTGGATACAATTTCTGCCCCTTCTCCGTCCCCGCTGACAGTTAATGCCGCATATGTGTAACCAATACCACCATCAATAATATTGACTGCAATGAGTTCGCCGTTAGAGACGATTGGAGTTAGTCTCGCATCAGTTTTCACCGATTCGATTTCAATAATAGCAGGATCAGTAAAACTACCGTCGGTTATTTCAACCGATGGAGAGAAGGAATATCCGGATCCATACTTTATCTTCGCAATAGCTATAGCTCGTTTTCCTACATACTCGAATGTGGCAGAGCCGTTGACAACAGACCCAATGCTATGTGTTCGGGGCGCGGCGCCAGTAGTTCCACCAACTGTAACACTGTATAGGTTATTGCCATAAAAGTACTGTTGACCTACCGTCACGGTGGTACTAGCTTGCCATTCTTCGCCGATTACAATCGATGGTGTTTCTGTGAAATTATCACCGCCGTCATAGACTATAACATTTTGAACAGAACCACTTTGAAGAATAACAGACGTTATTACGCCTGATCCATCACCATTAACATATACATTTGGAATATCCGTATAACCAGAGCCGCCGGTTAAAAGGTTAATTTCAGCGACATTGCCATATAAGGTAAAATTGGTGATCTCTCCCCCAACTACTGTCACATCTGCATTTGGAACTTCGGCGATATATGTTAGCGTAGCAGTTCCATTTGCAATATTGATTGATCTATGTGTTGGGGGTGTGGTACCAAGTTGTCCTGATTTTACAACCTCATAAATCTTATTTAGATGTCTAATCTTTGATCCGGCAAAAACTGAGGCACCCGATATCCACTGCGACGTATTTTCAAATGGTGCCTGAATTTGTATGGTAGGTGAAGACGTATAATTTGCACCACCACTGATGATATTCGCCCCTGTTAGATATCTGGGATTGTTTTCTAGATGACCATCACCGATCACCGATATGCTAGCAGAAGTATAATTGGATCCTCTATTAATTAGAGTTATGTTTTGAATAGCCCCAGCAGAATAAAATTGATTAGACAACGCTGATACAACTGGAATATAAGTAGATGTGATGAATCTATTTCGCATTGAAACAGGAATCATATACAGAAATTTCCAGATGTATCCATCAGACGCTTTGAATGGATTTGAATCGGTCCCGGTTGGTTTGTCAATTGAAACAGAGCCGTTGTTATTATCAAGGCATTGATAAACGTAATACTCATCGGTCATTACATAAGATTGGGTGGTGTCAATTCTTTGAGAATTCGTTCTTGATCCAAATGTTATGACAGAAGCCCCCTCTGCCCCAGCGCCGCTGACGCCGGCTATATGTACAGACGGACGAGCTGTATATCCATAGCCTTTATTAGTCATTTGGATGTCAATGACAGCTCCATCGAATACCGTTGCAACAGCTCGAGCACCAGAACCGCCGCCATTAGAGACAATGACAGATTTTAACTGTGTTGAGCCATTAGCAATAGAGCCAAAAGAATGGGTTGGCCCCTGGCTTGAACTAATACCAGCGGATTCCACTATATAATATCTAGATTCAAATGATAATAATTCGCCTCCGACATATTCAGTATTAGGAACCCAATCTTGGGCGTCGGTAGATCCAATGTATACATTTGGGACTGTCGAATAACCAGATCCGCCCTGAATGAGATTTACCCCCTGAATCTGTGTGCCATATTGATCGTCATATTGATCATAAACCTCACCAGACTTCCAATCGATCCTAGGGATGACGTAGGCGATCTCCGTGGGTTTGATTTCTTTTACCATTATAATACCATCACGAATTTCTCTTTCGTATGCGGCGCTCTCAACCGGTGTTTCGGGCGAGAGTTCATCTACCCATGGAGTCGTTCGGCCCAAATAATAGTAATATTTTGAGACGTTTGTCATCGCCTCCTTGTAGACACTATCAGCAACTGAATTATGAAAGGTGTCTTTTAGAATAGATGAGGTCATAACGGATGAAACCTTAAGAAATTGTGATAGTCCAAGTGATCGCGATCGTGTCGCTGGCTTGCTTATTTACAACTGGGAATACGGTTCGACATAGCATAGTCCCGGCAGATGATGCATTAAAGATGCCAGCTTCTGAAACGGCGCCAGTTCCAACACCTTCAATAAAGGTCGCCGTCGCTGTGACAGTATTACCTGATGCCTGAAATGAAAAAAGTGGTGCCCCAGTTCTACCCAATTCATTCCCCAAGGCAACATCGCTTGGACTCGCCGCCGTTGTGCCACTTCCAATAGCCATGTGTGACATAACTGTCGCCGCAGTGCCAGCCATCCTTGAGGCAATGTATTGTTTACCTATGGTAACAATAAGATTAGGAACTCTCATTGTCTGTTTGATTGAACCATCATGCGCTTTGACCACGATCATCAATTCGCCTGTTACCTTTAGATCATTCTTGATCTTCATACGTTATTCTCCAAAATGACATTAACAGTTAAATTATTTAAAAATCCCATGAAACGTTATCCAACCATAATAAATCTTCATTAATTTCACCTGAATACAAGAATCAATCATCAAGGGCTATGGACACACTTTGTGTTTCGAAATAGTCGGTGGAATATACTAATGGGCCGTAATCATTTGGTGTCGAATAAATGATCTGCCCGCTGTCAGATACATTGGTTTCATCGAGTGTAGAATATTTATCTGTGGTTATTAGTTTTTCAATTGATTCTTCTATCAACTGAATTTCATCTAGTTTCTTATTAAACTGAATAGAGCTGATAGTATCAACTGGTGTAATTTGATCACTTAGAATCCGTGCAATGGTTTGACCAGTTTGATTTAGTCTAATATCTAACTTGAATTTGTTGAGTATATCAAATTCGCCGAATAGTGCTAGACCTGTTGGATGAAGAGTGTTTTTTAATAACTCTTTATAACTATCCAATTGTTGATTGATACGAACTACATATGAAAAATCTTGATAATAATAACTATCTTGGATATAGATGGAATCATTCAAGAATCCATTATTGGACGTATAATATCCAGGATATTTTGCTATAGCCCCAGTTGCAATTGACAGTTTTGCATACACGCTCTCATCAATATTACTCTGGTTATTATCATAAATGAATTCACCGACAATTTCACCCGCATATGTTGGATCCCACGCCGGTGATTCTATCGTATTCGTTTGCAGATATGTTTGTCGATTGATTACACCTTTTTCGGCGATGTCGTAATAATATTCACTGGAATTTACACCAGATGGGGATGATTCTGTGAATGGTGGTGTTACATTGATGTTAGAATTTTTAGATGATAGTATATGACTGATAAAAGATGATTCATATCCATATCCAAATTTAATCAATTGAACTCTTTTAAGAGAGCCGTTGCTACCAATATCCATAACCTTCACAACTGAAGGTGTGCCGCTCGGCGATGATATGGTAAAAATTTCACCGATTTTAAATCCGGCTCCACCTGATAGAATCTTAACCGAATCTAGAGTAGTTAAAACGGTCGCTCTAACGGTAGAAGTGATGATATAATCACCAACAGAAATCACGCCCGAATATTGTTTATCAACGAACACTTCATATACAGTATCGGTGATCTTTACGAGTCTTTTAATATAGATGACAAATCTATTAGAAGACGTCTGAATAGCCACACTCTTTTCGAATATGCTATTGATATCACCATAATTGATAGTAACAAATATAGAAATGTCCTGCTTCCATCTACCATCAGATGCGCGCAAAATTTGTTCGGATGGATAGACAATATCGGTCTCTTGTCCGTATACTAGACGAAATAATAGTTTATAAGCAGACTCGGTCCCCTTTGCTGTATAAAGGTCTTTAATTCGTTGATAAAACAACCGCCGACAACAATGAATCTCTTCTGGGATATCTCTCGCGAGTTGCCGCTTAAAGTACGTAATGAACTCTTGAGGAGTTTGCTCAATGTTGACGACGGTCTCAAGATTATTCGTAAAATATTCGGACGTTAGCCAATCATAATATGCTTGAACAAATTCCGTGAAGGCTGGATAATTTGCCGCAACGTGACTAGGAACCTGTTGAAGAATATTAACCTTAGTCATTTCAGTTTCTGCTCGAAGTGAATTGATAGTTTGTATAATTAGATTGAACGATTGGGGTTATAGACAGTTTAATGGGGTCAATTCTAACTATACGATTCATCATTGAAGCTATATCATTGGAGTCAGTTTTTACTGAAAACGACACCGATTGATTTACTGTTGAAATGATGTTTATGTTGTTGAGAGTAATCACCCCGTTAGTGTAATCAACTGATCCAATATTTGGATTCACCACTATCTTGATATTATTTTCAATGTAAAATAATCTAAGATTGCCCACAGAAGAGTTTAGTACGGGCACGTCATCGATGTAGCATAGCTGCGGTGATAGCGATGTCACTAAACCATCGGACATTATAGATTCACCGGCGACGCCGGAGTTAAAAATAGGATTGTTTATCGCGATTCTATAACTACTAATTTGATTATACTTTGGCGTCAAATACACCCTAGATTTCATATTGATTATATTACTTATAATAGAAACATCAGATTCGTCGATCAGTCGAGACAATTGCGAGTATTTAAGAATACCGCTAAAGATATTCAGATATTGGCTATTATATCGCAAGATAGAATCTTGAACAAGCTTGCTCAAATCTGTGGATGTTTTAGTAGTGGCATTTGGGTTGTAATAGAATGACACATCCAGCTCAACATCCATAAAATCTGGATCAACGAATGATACTCTAGTTGTTATAGATTTTCTAGGGTTGATGATGGATGTTAATAGCTCAGATTTTTGCGATTCCGATAAAGCCTCGCCAGTTTGGCTGACCGGGCAAACAAAGACTTCGCCGTAACTGGGTGGGTCATTATCTTCTCCTCCCCAAACATTGACGCTTCTAACCAATGGGTATAGAGCTATAATGGTTGATCGATAATCTTCAACTGTTACACATCTATTTTGGGCCGTATATAATCTGGGTGCGTTATATCGAATGCTATCATTAGATTCGGCCTGAGTCCCGCCAAAGGATGGATTTATAGTAAGAACACTAATAGTTGTATTAGACGGAAGTTGCCCGGCGTAACTGAATGATCTGGCACCATTAGCCAGATCACCGTTGCTAGCAAAATATTCCACTGTGACAACGTTACCCGGCTTTAGAGCTTGACCGATTACATCATTACCAAACTGAAGTTGATATTGCCCACTAGCCAATTCTTTAACAAAAAATACCTTGGATGACGAATCTATGTTCAGAATCGTATCGCTACGTACAAAGGTTAGGAAATCGGCTATTTCAGCGTTTTCTTGAACTTTCACTGAAATAGTGGATATATCAACATTGGAATTTGGGATTATTACATCTCGAGTAGCGCCTTCTTGAATCACGTATTGATATGATAAAGGATATCCCTCTCGAATCGTTACATTTGAAAATGTATAAACTGAGCCATTCCGTTGTGCCGAATGGGTTTCGGGTGTATAGAACGTGTATTCTACACCATTAATATTGGCTGCAAATGGACTATTTTTTGGTATCTCTAAAATATCTGGAGCATTTAGCGCATTATTGATCATAGTAACGTTTATGATCGCTCTAGAACTGGTGATAGATTTTGGTGTATAACCCAATTCATGTGCTTTAGAAACGACGCTAGAACGCTTAGAGGCAGAATCCAAGAATGATTCATTGACGGCTAGATTATAATAAAGACCTTGATAATGGGTATTATACGCAAGAACATCAAGCAGAGTTGAGAGAGCGGAACCTTCAAAGTCATAGTCGGTGAATTCAGACTGACCGCGAAGATACTCTTTTAGATTATTTTTGATCTGATCGAAGTCAAGATCTGTTACATTGATTTTACTATTAGCCATTAGCGAGTTCTTTCCAAAACTAGATCGACTGAGATTGGTGTCTCTGTGTTAACAATCTTGAAGATTATTGAGACATATAATGAATTATTATCCGGATTTGAATTCACAATGACATTAATAAGACTAACCCGAGGTTCATAATTGTTGATTGTATTTTTGATAGCTTCAGTTAGCATAGCCTGAAGCATCGGGGAAAATGGTTCAAATAGTAATGAGTTCACCTGAGAACCAATTTCTGGATGAAAGGGCTTCTCATAATGAGATGTTAACACTAGATTTCTCACCGATTGCTTAATCGCATTTTCATCAAACTTACGGGCAACATCACCCGTTGCCGGATTTGCAATGAAATTGAAATCTAGATCTGAGAAGGTTCTGGTTGATCGAGCCATGATAATACCATTTGTTATCTTTTATTATTTATACTCAAATTCGCGAGAAAAATACACGTTCTTTAGACGTGTATTAGTTCATCATGGCTCGTGAAGAGTTAAGTTGGCCAGCCG